GGCTGTGCAAACTGCTATGGCTCGCTCTGCTGGTGGTGGCGACGACGCTGCTGCTACTGAGAAGAAAGCTATGGAAGCTAAGCGCGCTGCTTTCAATAAATACTGCCGCAAGGGTCAAGTCACCGAAGAGCTCAAAGCTATGTCGGTTGAATCTGATCCCGATGGCGGTTACACGGTTCTGCCCGAGATGAGCGCAGAGATCGTCAAGAAGGTTTACGAATCGTCTCCCATGCGTCAGCTCGCTAGCGTGCAAACGATTAGCTCTGATGCTCTTGAGATGATCGAAGACTTGGATCAAGTCGGAAGCGGCTGGGTTGGCGAAGTTGATACCCGCTCTGTGTCATCGACCGCACAACTCAAGAAGATCGTGATCCCTGTTCACGAACTCCACGCATCTCCTTCGGCTTCGCAGAAAGTCCTTGATGACTCGATGTGGAACCTTGAATCGTGGCTCAGCCAAAAGGTTGCTGAGAAGTTCTCGCGTGATGAAGCAACTGCTTTCGTCAGCGGAAACGGCGTTCTCAAGCCTCGCGGTATCCTTAGCTATGCTTCCGGCACTTCGTTCGAACAAATCGAGCAAGTCGTTTCCGGCAGCTCTGGCGCTGTGACTGCTGATGGCTTGATCTCGCTTGTGTACTCGCTCAAGGCACCCTACCTTGCTGGCGCTGCGTTCATGATGCAACGTGCGACCGTGAAGGAAGTTCGCAAACTCAAGGATAGCCAAAACCGCTACCTGTGGGAACCCGGCCTCAACGGTTCTACTCAAGAGCGTCTGCTTGGCTACCCTGTGTATCAAGCAAACGACATGGAAGCCATTGCAGCTAACTCGCTTTCGATTGCCTTTGGTGATTTCAAAGCTGGTTATCAGATCGTTGATCGCTTCGGTATCCGCGTGTTGCGTGATCCCTACAGCTCCAAGCCCTACGTGATCTTCTACACAACGAAGCGCGTCGGTGGTGCTGTGAAGAACTTCGAAGCCATCAAGCTGCAAAAGCTGAGCGCTTAATTAAGGAGGAACAATGTTGAAGGATTTAATTTCGAATATCGAATTGAACAAGATGCTCAAGGCAGCAACTCGCACTGGCGATGCCAACAGCTCGTCGGTTGATAACCAAGGCGCTCGCGCTCTGGTTCTCGAAGCAAGCATTGGCACTTCGGGTGATACTCTCTCGGGTTCGGTGAAGATCGAACTTGAGGTGGAGCACTCGGATGACAACAGCTCGTGGAGCGATTGCGCTAACTCTGATTTGTCCAGCTATGTGACTGGAACGAACACTGGCACCTTTGCAGTGATCGACGCTCCTGGCGAAGACGATCAGATTTATAAAACCGCCTACAAGGGCAGCAAACGCTACGTGCGCGTTGTCGCCAACTTCACCGGCACTCACACGAACGGAACCCCGCTCGCTGTGACTGGTATCGCTGGCAAGTTGGAAACGATGCCCGCTGCGTAATCAGTGAGCTATGGGGGGGAGAAATCCCCCCCGTTTTCTATGCGCGTATTTTTATACCTCGATTTTTATGATGAACTCGGGGGAACGTATTGGGCTGGTCAGGAATGGGATATTCCAACCGATCACGCTCAGTGGCTCATAGAAAGCGGATTAGCCGCTAAGGTAGAGGAATCAACCGATGGCAAGTCTGAAGCTAGTAACTGCACCGTCACTGTTCCCCGTAGGCGTGGAAGACCTAAAAAGCTACGCGCGAATTGATTCTTGTGATGAGGATGCGGTTCTGAAATTGATGATCGAAAGCGGCACTCGCTTGCTTGAAGAGTACACGGGGAGAAAATTCATCACTCAGACATGGGATCTTTTCCTTGATTGCTTTCCCTATGGCAGATCGCGTGTCTGGTGGGATGGTCAGCGAGATGGCCACATCAATGTGCTCAATGGAGCGCAAGGCGAGATCGAGATCCCATGTGCGTTTATTCAATCGGTGACGTTCCTGAAGACGATTGACAACGATGATAACGAATACACCTTTGACGCCAATGAATACTATGTGGACACGTCAAAGGCGTATGGAAGGATTGTTCTAAGGCTTGGGTCTGTGTGGCCAACGACAACGCTTAGAACTGGAAACGGCATTCAGATCCGATTCGTGGCCGGCTATGGTTCCACAGTGGCCAGCGTTCCTGCTCCGATTCGCCAGGCGATACTTGAAACTGCTTCGTTCATCTATCAAAATCGAGGGGCTGAGTCGGCTGGCATTCCTAACCTTGCGTTGCAGCTCATCGAGCCATTTAGGGTGGTCAAATGCTAACCGCTGGGGATCTTCGTCATAGAATCATCGTGCAGAAAATGGAACAGAAGCAGGATGATCTCGGTGGAATGATCTCTAAATGGGTCACGCATCAAGGGTTGTGGGCTCATATCAAGGCGGTGAGTGCCGGTGAGTTCCTAGACGGTCAAAGGTTAGAGGAAAAGATCAGCCATAAGGTTCGCATTCGATTCAATCAGACGATTGATGCTTCTATGAGGATTCTTTTTTCTGGCGAGATTCTTCAGATCAAGGGAATCCTTCACGACTACGAGCACAAGAACGAGACGCTGATTCTCGCCGACAAGGGACCGCCGACATGAGCAAGGATCTTGAGAAAGCGTCTCTGCGTCTTCAGGGAAAGCTGCTGAAGCTATCGGATGATACCGACAAAGAGATGAAGAAGGCCGTGATCGATTCTGTTTTAAAGATTCATTCCGATGCGGTTCGCTCGATTCAGAAGGTATCGCAAGGCGAGAGACAGACTAGATATAACCCCAAGCGTGAGGTTGTTGTATCGCGCCCTATGGATCCACCGAACACCGACACCGGCCGACTGATTCAAAGCATTGAGTTCGAGGTGGATGGCAAAACAGGATACGTTGGAACGAACCTTCGCTATGGTGCCTACCTTGAGTTTGGAACCAACACGATGGCCCCGCGCCCTTGGCTGTTTCCAGCTTTTTTAAAGAATAGAAAAGAAGTCAAGGAGATCATGTTCGACGGGGTTCAGGTTAGTCTCGATAAGGCGGTGAAGCCATGAGCTTTGGACCAAAGGAAATACAGCGGGCTGTGTTTGGCGCTTTGAAAAATGATTTAGATCTGTCAAGGCTGGTGACTGGAATCTATGACTTCATTCCGCAGGAGAAGTGTTTCCCGTTTGTTCAAGTGGGGGAGGCGACTCATGAGGAGCGCGATTCTCACACCACAAACGGGTTCACCTCAACGATTCACATTAACTGCTGGTCTCAGGTAACAAACGGACGGGGCAAGTGCCTTGATATTCAGGGCGCTATCTATGACGCTTTACACAAGGCGAATCTGGCGATTGATTGTTTTGCGACGGTAACTTGTCACCAGAGCTTCAGCACGATCATTGTGGAAGACGATACCGTGACGTATCATGGTATTCAGCGCTTTACTATCATGATAGGGGAGAACATTTAAAATGTCTTGTGAAACACAAACTGAAGTCGGCGGTAAAAATATTCTTTTGAAGATGAGCAATCATCTCGCTGGTGAGGCGGTGACTTTCACCGCGTCTAGCGATCTTGTGACGCTCAACAACCACGGTCTAGCCAACGGTGATCTCGTTCAATTCGATACGATTGTCACCACAACTGGCATCGTCGTTGATACTGATTACTACGTTATCAGTGCTACAACGAACACGTTCCAAGTAGCTTTGACCTCTGGTGGATCTGCCATCAACCTTATTAGCGATGGTACCGGAACGCTTGGCGATAGCTACCAGATCCTTGGCGGTCTTCGTAGCAAGTCATTTAGCTTCAACTCTGAAGCCATTGATATCACCACCCACGATTCTTCTGAGTGGAAGAAAATCCTTGATTCTGCCGGCATCCGTTCGGTGTCGTTGTCTGGATCTGGTGTCTATGAGAATGGCACTGTGATGAACCGCGCTCGTAGTCGTGCGTTTGCAAACCAAAACACAAGCTTTCAGCTAATCATCAATGCTGATGGCGACTACTTCCAAGGGTGCTTTAAGATCACCTCGCTTGAACTGAGCGGCGATTACAACGCAGAGAGCAACTACTCGTTGTCTATGGAATCTGCTAGCGCAGTTACATTTACCCTAGGTGCGTGATAGAACGGATCTTGGGGGAGGGCTTCCTATATGCCCAACGAAGTTCGCGGTGAAATCGAGATCACACTAGGCGGCGAGAAACGAACTCTCACGCCTAGTTTTGAGGCAATGGCTGAGATTGAGAACCGATCAGGTTTTGGAATGCTCGGCCTTGCACAGAAGGCCGTCAAGGGGAACCTTGGGGCTCTCGATATTGCATCGATCATCTATGGCGGACTTATCGGGGCTGGTGACAAACTCTCTTTTGAGAAGGTCAAGGAATTGGTCTTCAAGGAAGGGATTTTCAAGCTGGCCCCATCCGCTTCTAATTTCCTTGTTTCTTGCCTTAAGGGCGAGGATGAAGAACCGCAAAAAAAAACCAAGCAGCGTCAATAATCAATGAGCGAGAACGCTATCCGTGGGTCAAGCTCATGCAGATAGCCTTTGTTGGGATGGGGATTCCGCGCTCGGAGTTCTGGCGATACACTTTCAAAGAGTTCTGGCCCCTGTATAATTATAAGTACGGAAAGTCAGTCAGCAGAGGACTGACCCGAGATGAGTTCAACGAGATGAAGAACTGGCAGGCGGGTAAGAAATGGCGACCCTCGAAGAATTAGTTGTAAAAATAACTGCCGACTCCGATCAGCTTAAGGCTGAGATGAAGGCGTCGGCGGCTGCTATTCAGAA